AGGTTGACATTTCTGCAATCTTTATGAATGAAAGAGATACTTCTAATTGTTATAGATTTCTTGGGAATATAAACACTGTTGCTTCAAATGCTCTTTTCAATTGGAATGGTGCCAATTCATATGAAACCATATTAGGTCTTATGGATTATGATAGTGGAGATCCAGAATCAACTGATGAATATGTTTTTACTCAAAATGAAATTTTAAAGGAAAAAAATGGATGGTTTTACTATCTTGCTTCAGGTGAAAATGCATGCCAAAAAAGTTTTTTAGAACCTGTTCCAGATAGATTTTATCCATTGAACGCTTCAGGTGATACAAATTGGAATGTTTGGCTAACATACCCGAAATATACAGACTTAATCCCATTAACATTCAATCAAGTTGATATTCAAGATGGAATTGCGGTTTACTCTGGAACTACTATAACAATTGATAACAGGCAAATGACTGCATTTATTTGTTCGATAAATCATGGATTAAGTGTTGGCGATGAAATCTCAATTAGAAGCAACCCAATCCTTCCTGCAACTAATACAGGTTATGAAGGAATATTCAGTATTTATGAGTTAGGATTTGGGGATGGAACTTATTTATCCAATACGTTTATAGTAGATTATGTAATTCCTGGCGGTATCACTCCAGGACTATTTTCGAATACAAGAACATCTTTCAAAAGAAGAGTAGAAGGGTATGAATCAGAATATCATGGAAGATGGTTTGAAAAAATATCTAAACAATCTGAATTAGAACTCTATAATACAGCATTTGCTACAAATATATATAAAGATCCAATATATTCATATATTTTTAATAAAGAATATGATACAAACTTATATAGAGATTATTTAGGCAGACCTTTAACAGAAATTTATGTTACTGTTGTTAAAAAACAGGATATTTATAACAACCAACCATTTTGGACTTCATTAGAAAGTGGTTTAAAAACAGTTATTACAAATTCTGAATATGATATTAATACAATAAATTCCGTAACTAATAATGATTCAATTGAAAATAATTTATATTCAAATACGATTAGTTTCTTTGGAGATATAATTGAATATAATCCAGTTAGTCAAACTGAAAACGTTTTAGAGGTGGCATATCATAGATTTAATACGACAAATCGAGAGAGTCACAATTTTTTAGAAGGATATTATTATAAACCACATTATAAACAACAAATAAGAAAATTTTCAGACTATGTTGAAGTTAGTACAAATGAAAACGATGATATTCCAGACTACGCAAGCGATCTCGGAGATGGGAGAAAAATTTGGAGAGATGTGTTGCCCAATGATTTTAGTAACACTGACAATATTCCATTTTTGAATGGATGCCACTATATTTATAATAACATAATTTTAGCGATTCAACGTCAAGATCCATGTGATATTTATAACTCACCAAATGTAACATTGGTTGAAGGTATTTGTGATGTTGAAATCCTCCAACAATTCGAACAAACAACACCTTCAAATAACTTCTGCGAATAATGGAAAAGATAACGTTGAATATAAATACTTTGGGTGAAACAGGCAATTATATAAAAATTCCAATGAACAATTTTTTTATTCCAATGGATAATGATGAAGTTGTTCAAAATGAATTTGTTCCAAATGCAATATTACAAGGATTGAATCCAGTTGAAGATTATGAAAAGAAAAGGTTTCTTCCTTGGAACGATATAACTCAATTAATTATAAGATTAAAAGCACCAGGAGGTACACCTCTTCATTATGATGATTTTGGGTATTCTTATGATGACTTATTTTTCTTAAGAAATTCATTCAAAAATTCATTTGTTAAATTAAATTTTTACGATTCACCTGACCCTTCCAATAGAAGGCTGGCATTTCAATCTATAATTTATAATCAGATAAATCCTGACCAAAGGGATCCAATAACCAAATATCCATTACCAATAGCTACCATGCCTATAACCTATAGAATTGTAGATCCTATTAAGGTGAAAACTGGGGTTTCTGAAGGATTTTATTTGTACTGGCTTAATAACCCACCAAACACTCAATACCCTATCAGTTTTTATATGACAGCTTCATATCATAATGCTTTAGATGGTATTATTACTCCTTTGATAGCTAATGATTTTCCAAATTTACCTATAGACCAATTTAATGCATATAATTATATCAAATATACATTAAGCAGTGTAAATGGAATCAGCCAGTATAAAGTAGATATGAATAATAGAACTATATCTCAAATAGGCTCTGACTTATACATAGATTTTTACATTCCAGATTTATTATGATTACAATAAAAAAAAGAATTTGTTTAGAGGATTTTTTAAATAAGGATTATCCAATTGTTAGACCAGGTATAAGTAAAAAATTGCTTGATCAAAACGGTTGCCCTATTCCCGAAATTCCTATCAATGCTGAAGATTATATAAATGAAAATGAAAAATATAACAAGATTGATAAAAGTTTTATCAATCTTTTAGTTCATTTTGAGCAGACTTTTGATAACATTGGAATTTTTACAAATGAAGAATTTATACCTTCTGATGAAATTATAAATTCAGAGCCTGATTATTTCACAAGAATTTCAGGATTGAATATTGAAAATTATTATACTTTTGATGAATATCTGGTCACAGGTTTTACTGAATCCCAATTAGAAGTTGTATCATCTTACAATCAAAATAATCCTTTTATTACCAATTTAAATGTTTCAGATACACCTTCTTCAGATTTCACAGGGGTTTTAGAATTTAATGATTCAATTGTTACATATGTAATAGGCGGAGCAATAGATGTGGGTCAATATGTCCCTAATACAGGTGTTATTTATGAAACCTCCTTAGTACCAAGAATTGTTCAAAACCCCTTAACAGGTGAATTTAGATCTATAGATTTAACTACATTCAAATATTATACAAAAGGGGTTCGTGATTATAATACAGTATTACAAGCATTGATACATGAAGAAAAATTTTTAAACATAGTATTTGAGCCAACTATAGATAACGATGTTGTTGTAGATAGAGGAACTGTTAATATAAATGAAAGACACTTAAAACTTTCAGAAATAGATTCAGTTGGTCAAATGATAAAATATGGACAAAATTTTTTTAATGTTGTAGATAAGTGATTTAAATTTTATGAAACAATATTTATATTAAATAAAAAAAGAAAATGGCAACAGGTGTTTTTGGCATAAAAAGAAGTGCAGACTTCAAAGTTCGTGATTGTGAGATTTTTTATACATACAGTCAAGATAGAACAATAAATACTACAGAAGTTTTAACATTGAACCCAAATCAGGTTCTTCAGAAAATAGATGATCCCAATGATGCAGGAACTATCTTAGGAGGACTTTATAATTTAACTTTACCTACAGCAATTTTCAATAAAAAGGGGATATATAATATTTATATTAGACCTAAAAGAATAAGAACCAGAATTCTCGATTGCGGTGTTCTTTCATCAAAACCTGATATCAGAGGTGTTTTGTTTGATTTGACAACTGTTAGTACAGAAGATGTTTCAAAGTTTGAAAATGGAGGACTTATTGGATATAGAATTGAGTACATTGCAACCAATCCTACAACTGATGAGAAAAAAGTACAAAATTTGTTTAGAATTATAACTTCAAACAATAAAGTTGAACCAGTTAGCGAAAATCTAAATAATACGACTCAAAAGGGAGTAAAATATAGATTGAATGATAATAGTTCTTTAGTATTTTGTACTGTAACACCATCTTCAGCACCTTCTATAAAGCCAAATGCGGTTCCATTCATTGGGTTGCCAAATCAAGAAGTGTTCATTACCCCAACATTCTTTGATCCAGTTCATTTGGAAATTGAATTAGTTGAGCATGATTTTGATACTTTAGCGATTGGTTTGTATGGTAATCAATCTAAATCTGTTGCAGATGGAGTTAGGACTTACTATAATGAGAATAACGAAATTTATAAACAGTTTACTGAATATGTAATTAAAGATGACGTAACACAGGAAAAACTTTACGAAATAAAACAAGAAAAAGAAAACATAGACTTCTCTAAAGATTTTAATACAATCTCTAACATCTAATGGCTGAAAAGTATGTAGGTATTGACCCACACAAAACAAATGATTTAGTTTTAAATGAAACCGCAAGTATTATTTATACAGTTGGCGGTGTGGATATTACTACAAACTTAGCACCTTCAGTAGGAAGATCATATTTTCCACCGAAATTTTCTAATTTTGTTACTTTAGAATCTGTAGGGGAGATTTCCAAGAAAAATTCAGTATTTAATCCTAATAAATCATTAAATCTTTCTATTGATAAAAGAAATGCAAGATATTTTGCAAAATATGGTTCTTTGTTAGAATTAGTTAGGGTTTCTATAGAAAATATAATATTAAATTATCCAGCTGCATTATATTCCAAAGATAACTTGTTAGGAATTAATGGAACAAACATAATTAATACAGGTTATAATTTTACTGATGATATAACTACATTTTCTGCAAATACAAGTTATTTTTCAAATCCTTTTGAAATTTATTATCAAAATAATCCAAATTATAAATTTGGCGATGAAAGAATTCCAGAATTAAGAAATCTTAGTAAAAATTTTAATAAGTATGAAGTTATAATAGATGGAGTTGCTTATCCTATACTTGAATTTACACCATCAGAAAGAAGCAGTAATGATTTAGTAAAAATAAAAATTTCTGGTAATCCATTGGATTTTGGTAATAGTTCTAAAGAATTTTATATAAAACCTATCGAATCAGAAATTGTAAAGTTTTATGATTCTTTAGAAGAGTTTGAAGAAAATCTTTTGGATAGAGATTCTAATTACGAAGCTTTATTCAATGCAAAAAGAGAAGTTGATGGTGGATTGATATTAGAGTATGTTTTATCATTAAAATTTCCAAAGGCAGATGCATATAATTTAGATATTTCAGGTAGAAATTATGAAATCTATTTGAGTGAGCTTTTGGAATATGCTGGCAAGTTTGATGAGAATGAAGGTAACATTCTTATGAGAAAGTTTGTTCCTGATTCAGTTCAAAGTGTCACTCTTGAAGATTTAAATTCTGCATTCCCAACTTATGGTGAAATCAACAGATTATTGATTGTTTATGGAAGAGAGTTTGATAAATTAAATCTTTACACTGAAGGTGTGCGATATTTAAACACTGTCACATATTCAGGTTATGATTCTGTTCCAAATGCATTATTATCAGAGTATGTAAAAACACTTGGATGGGATTTAGATTCTAATCCTCCAATTCCTAATGAACTTTTAAAACTATTGGCTTTAAATTCTTCATGGGTTTTTAAATCCAAAGGAACCAGAAATGCTGTAGAATATATTTTAAATTTCTTTGGGATACCAAGAAATATTGTTGATTTTAATGAATACGTTATTAGGGCTAAAAAACCTGTAGATGTTCAAAAATTGGAATTTTATTATTCTTTATTAAGTCCTGATGCAGATTTCGATATAACAACCTTACCTATTGATGAAAACGGTTATCCTAAGTTCTTACAAAATAACGAACAAGATTATTTCCAAAGATATGGTGAATTAGATAGAGGTACATCTTACTTTTATAAGTACGTCAATTTGTTTCCAACGAATTTTACAGGTTCTACTGTAACTTATAATGAAGAAATCAATAACTATAAAGTTCTGTTTGAACAAGATTTTGATGGAACAGGCTCTACCTTATCTTATTCAGTAGTAAATGAAAACCTTTTTTCTGGAGAATGTTTTGAATTTTCTGGTGAAACTATAACAGATCCTCTTCCAGAAATCTTTTTGGATGATTGTGGTTGCCCACTTCCAATTTCAGATAATGTAGTTAAAATTTGTGTAAAACCGTATGTCTTTACAGGTTGTACAAATATTATTTTAGATTTGTGGTATCAATGTTCACCAACAGGAGATACAGCCGAATTAAATATTGATGTTTATGGGGGCACACCTCCATATGAAATTTTTGGTGCCACTGATGGTCAAATTGTCCCTACAGGTGAAACATATAGTATTTATGCTGTGGATTCAAATGGATGTTCTTCAGATGTTTATGAAATTTATATAGATTGCCCAGATCCATGTCTTGAAGCAATTTTAGATATTGATTTGTCATATGAATGTAATCTTGATGAATATGGAAGAAACGATGGAACTGCAACAATATCATTAAGTTTCACAGGTACAAATATTACAGCTGTTAACGATGGAGATTTAGTTAACGATGGAACCCCTGTGTCCGTAACTGTTACCAATGAAATAGGATGCACTTTGACTAAAGATATTTACATTAATTGCCCAATACCAGAAGAAAATCCATGTCTTGAAGATATATCAATTACAGCTTCATTAGAAACTACAAGTGTTAATTTAGAAGAATGTACAGGTAAAGTGAACGTTGTATATGATTTAGATCCTGTTCCATTTGGATATATTATTGATGAAGTAATATTAGAAGTCGAAGTAGATGGCTATCCTGCAAATGAATTTATAGGGGGAGGACCAGTAACAACTACATTTAATTCTTTAACAGGTGTAAAAACTATAGATTTAGATTTTTCATTATTATGTAGTGCTTTTTTAAGCATCCCTACATCAATTCCTTTAATTATTACAGTACATGCTACATTTTTAGATGGATGTGAGTATGAACGACAATTTAATCTTGCAGTAAATCCAAGACAACTTGGAGATTATGACGATGACACATATTTAGTATCCCCTTTACCATAATGTCTTGCCTAAGTAATTTAAGAATAGTACAAACAGTAAACTATGATAGCACTCCAGATACAACAAATGGACTGTTAGATGGGCAGGTATATATTGAAGTATTGAATACTTATGGAGATTTTATATCAGGTGAGGTTATTATAAGTCAAATAAGAGAATTACCTGTTGTTGATTTAGAAGATGAACCAATTACTGAAACACAACCTCTTACTTCAACAGGTGAAACTTTAAGTTTCAATTTTTACTATCCTTCTAATGAACCTAATAATATCGTTGTAGATGTATTGATTAAAATTAGGGTAGGTGATTGTTTTTATGAGAAAAAATGTACACATGTTTTACTAACTCCAAATCCTTTTGAATATATCTCGTTTTGTAATGAGTTAGTTCAAGGATACGAAGTCATTTCAGGTTGTACTAATCCGCTATATTATGAATATAATCCAAATGCAAATGTAGATGATGGTAGCTGTGGTACATTAAAGCCTGTATTCGGTTGTACAAATCCTTTAGCAGTAAATTACAACCCTTTAGCTACATTTAATAATGGAACTTGTATTTTCAAATCTGGTTGTACAAATGCTTTAGCAATAAACTATGATTCAACTGCTGTTATTGATGATGGTTCTTGCGAATGTGGTGATATAAATATACAAATGGATTTTGGATATAGCTCTGGAGAAACTTTTGTGGTTGAACCAAATTGCCAATATCTGATCGAGTTTGATTTAATGGCAGAAATCGAATGTGGCAAACTTATAGATTATTTGAGTAATGATACAAGAACAATCTTAGAAGTGCTGTCAGAACTAAAAAT